GGATGTTCTTGATGTAACCCTCAAGGGCTTGCCGTCAGTTGCAAGCTATACGCTCAATCAAACATTCTTAAAGAGTACAAACACTCTTCTTAATGCAATCTCAAAAGAAGATTATGACAGCTATCTAGAATCACTATACGGAACAATCTCATCAATCCCATTCCCCAACACATTGCAAGCCTTCAATAAGGCAAGCCGCGAGAATATGATTGACCCAAGAACAGATGATAGTTTGAAATTATTTGCTAATGTTCTCAAGTCGAAGATGCCAGAGTTTGCTAAAGAGGCGATTGGTGCCGAGGAGCTTCCTCTCAAAAGAGATATGTGGGGCAACCCGATCAAACAGACACCGGAAGGCGCAAATCCATTCCTTTACAATTTCCTTGATTTCACAAGATCAAGAATAGTCCCAAGTGATGAGACAAATGTTGCATTGTATAAGCTGTGGAAAGAAACAGGAAATCCTGATGTACTTCCATCTGTTCCATCCAGAGATGTCATGGACAAGAAGGTTACATATAGACTTGATGAAAATCAGTATTCAATTTACCAGGAATATGTTGGCCAAAGGAGAAAAGCTCTTGCTGACAATTTATTCCAAAGCGCAACATTTGATGGAATGGATGCAGATTTCAAAGTTAAGGCCTTGGAGAAAGCTTACGAGCGTGGAGCAGAAGATGGGAAAAGGCAGTTCCTAAAATACAATAGGGATTACCTAACACCAAAGGAGAAATAAAATGGAACGCTACGAAAAGATGATCCAAGGGAATATTCAATCACCTCAAATAGAGTCTTCTGCTGAACCTAAAACATCTGCTCCAAAGCAAATGGCGGAAGCAATTCAACAGCCGGAAGCACCACTTCAATTTGTTCCAGATGAGGCACAGAAATACTCAAATAATGATCTTTTGAATGCAGCCAAAACCACAGTCAATTGGGAGGGTAGGCGTGACAAGAAGGGAAATCTTTCCGTGTATGCCTTGCCAGCAGGGGATATGGGTGGAGATTACGAGGTAGCTGGCATCAATGACAGATACCATCCAGAAGCATTCAGAAAGATCGCAGGATTGCCAGCCAAAGACAGGGAAGCGGCAGCAGCCGAATATATCAGCCAGTACACAGCACCACTCGTATCACAACTTCCACAAGCAATCCAACCATTCGCGCAGGATCTCGCGTTTAATCGTGGCATGGGCGGTGCAACAAAGTATCTCCAAGAAGGATTAAGAAGCCTAGGACAGAATGTGGCAGTTGACGGGGCAATTGGATCTAAAACATTGTCAGCAATCGGAAACGTAAATGCAAAGGATCTTATGATTGCCGCTAGTCAGGCTCAATTAAATGATGAAAAGGCTAGGGCTACGGCAGACCCAAGAAGAAGGAAGTTTATTGTTGGTCTGGAAAATAGGATTAATAATAGGCTATCAGCTTTTGGTGGCGGATAATTATTCTGAATCATTGTCAAAAACATAAGTTGATCCAGCAGTCCCAGAATAATAATCCCCAACCTGAACCTTTGTTCCATTTGATCCGTAATAAAGGTATCCGCTTTTTGTCACAATTTCATCTCCACCATAATAAACATCACCGCATGAAGAATAGCATCCCTTCGGAGTGAGCTTTAATATGCCATCGTCAACTATCAATCCATTTGATGTTATGCCCAATCCTTTACCTCCGCTAAACACGGCGTATCCAGAGTCGTACACCCCTCCGTCAAAATCATCCGCCATCACCGATGCCATCAGCATCGCCGTCACTATAATCATTATTATTGCTTTCATAGTGAAAAGTCTCTAGGACAAATCTAAATCCGTCAAGCATGAAATTAGGATCACGACAAGTTGGTGCAATCGGAGTGGCTCGCGTCACCGGCGCGTTGCTACGATGTGGCTACAATGTGCTTGAGCCATACGAAGACTTTTCCGGCTATGATCTAGTGGCAGAAAAGAACGGAAAATTCTTCCGCATACAAGTAAAGACGGCACAAGTGATTGAACCTGGTAGGACGAAATACAGGTTCACGACATCCATTGGCAATGGTTTTAATATCCCAAAGAGGCCGATTAGCGGGGTCGATTATGTTGTGTGCTGGGCAATGCACGATGACATTTTCTGGCTATTACCAATATCCAAGTGCAGAACATTGACCACAAAGCTTTGTCCATCGACAGGGCAAAGTTGGCGTGTATTTCAAAACCTATGACCGAGGAACAAGCCTGGGCAAAGTTTGAGGATGCCATGAGGGATGTGCAATCCTTTGAAGAAGCTATTGCTTGGCTAAACAAGCATCCAGAGATTAAACAAGGTTTGACTGTTTACGAGATGATGCGCCAGTTCAATAGGGATATTAGGGAAGCTAATAAGTATTATCGCAATTAAATTTGGTTGTTGACCCGACATGGGTAGTTCCGCTAGAACCAGCGGATGGGAAAAATCAATAGCAGGGCAAAGGGCGCAGCGGGAGAGCGGGAGTTAGCAGGATACTTACGCGAGCAGGGATGGCAGAAGGCTCGCCGTAGCCAACAATACGCAGGCAATCCGGAGGGTGGTAGCGGGGATGTGGTTTGTGAAAACTTTCCATTTCACATTGAGGGCAAGCGTTGCCAGCAGTTAAAGCCGGAAGCATGGATGCAACAGGCAATCCGCGATTGTCCGAATGGCAAGATCCCAGCGGTGTTCTTCCGGCGCAACGGAGAGAAGAAGTGGTTAGTCATTTTGACAGCCGATGACATTTGTGAACTTGCGCGAACAATCGCTCCTCCTCGCATGGAGATTGAGCATGCCAATGCCTTAACCCATACCGTAGTAGGCGGAGGCTTTTGGGTTAAAAAGCCAGACGAACTTCACCCCACATACATACAACCAATACAAAACCCAAATAAATAAAGGAGAAATAACATGGCACTAACCCTAAGCGAAACATCAAAGAACACGGAACGCAAGTTGCCAGAAGCCGGTGCAACAGTTGGCGTTCTTTACAGCTTGGTCGACCTCGGTCACCAAGAAACCAATTGGGAAGGACAAAAAAAGTTCTCACCCAAAGTTCGACTAACCTTCGAGCTTCCGGATCAAACGGACGAGTTCGAAGTTGAGGAGAATGGCAAGCGTACCAAGGTATCCAAGCCGATGGTCGTATCCATCGAGCAAACCCGCAGCCTTGGCGAGAAAGCCAGCTTGCGGAAACTCTTGGAACAATGGCGCGGACAGACATTCACGGCCAAGGAACTGCAGGCATTCAGCTTGAAGAACCTTCTTGGAAAGCCAGCCATGCTGACATTGATCCACAAGACCAGCCAGCAGGGAAGGCAGTACTGCGCGATTGCCGGAGCTTCCAAGCTTCCCAAAGGAATGACTGCTCCTGCAAAAACTACTAACGATCTTATGTACTACGAGATCGAGGAGAAGGAAGGCGGTCAGTTCAAGGATATGCCAGAATGGTTGCAGGATAAGATCCGCGCATCCAAGGAATTTGGCGCATCCGGATCGTCTTCTGGTCCTGTCAAAATCGGAGACAAAGACGGCAACGGCGAAAACGTACCGTTCTAAGTTATATGGCACTTACTATTACCAGTAGGGAGCCATCCAATACCCGTCTGGTCCATAGCGACCAGGCGGGTCATTGGTACAAAGAAAATGGAGAATCCGCCCATACTATTATGGGCAAGAATGGAAACTTTCGGAACACGACTGTGGCCGATGCCAGAAAGATGCTTTTGTATCCTAGCGTCACAAGCATACTATCTATTCTGGACAAGCCACAGCTTACGAATTGGAAGATTGAACAGGCAATCATGGCATGCTTGACGCTGCCAAAGGAGGAAAATGAAACACTCGAAGACTACGCAAAGAGAGTCGTTAAGGACTCGAAAGAATCGACAGGGAAAGCAGCAGAACACGGGACGAAAATGCATACCGAAATGGAGAACATCCTCCTGGGAAGAGCCGTATCCGGAGATGAAACACTTGCTCCCTATATCGAAACCTTTAAGAAGTGGGCCGATGCAAACATTGAAAAAACATACTGGTGCGAAAAGGGTCTTGTTGGCGCAGGCTATGCGGGGAGGTGTGATGCCTACGTCAAGCTACGCAATGTGGGTGACGCTATCATCGACCTAAAGAATCGGAAGGTGAAGACAGGGATTCCGTTCTTCGATACGGACTGCGCCCAACTTTGGGCCTATAGATCGGCAAGCGAGAATCCAAAAGCAGCATGCGTCTCGGTAGTCTTGGCATCCAACGATCCAACCAAGTTGATGACGAAGGTTTGGGATGAGGACGAGCTTTACCAGGCCGGAATAGCTTTCTGCGCGATGCAGAAGGTTTGGTCTTGGGTCAAGCAATACACGCCCCCAGGGATGAAACTGTGAACGCTCCTACAATCCAAGAGATGGGCAACGCTGCGCAGGAGATAGTGTGGCGCGTGATGGGCAAGGGATCGGATAAGTCTGCCTACGGAGATTGGCTGGAAAAAGATCGACCTACGCACGATTACCATATTGCGCGTGCTATTCGCCACCTTGCCACAGCGCAGATGCAACTTCACAAATCCTCGCCTTGTCCTGACAACAATGGTGAAACAAGTGTTGACCACTTGGAGCGTGCGCTGGTAAGGTCGCTCTTCGTGTTAGCACAAATAAAGAAAGAGGTACCAAGATTATGATTATGGAAGATGTAGGAGTTGATTTTGAGTTCAATGGTAAAAAATATACTGCATATGGAAACGCAGAGATTGATACAATTACAGAGGATATTGGTCCAGTTGGATACAGGGAACATTACTATGCCCAAGTGGTCAATAATGTGATTATGTCAAAAATTGAAATTTCAACTGATACTGAAGACATCAAAAATCCAGACAAAGATTTGCTTGAAAAGGCAGATGATGCGCTGTGCCGCCAAGCCGAAGAAGATTTTGATGCTGGTAAATGAAAGCTGCATTGTCTTGGTTGTTTTATTACTTAGGTGATATGACAAGCCGTACCATTATGAAGATTGGAATTGGATACGGACTTTATAAAACTCTCATGCTTTGGTCTGTCGATATGGATAAAAAGTTTGATGTATGGAAAGAAGTTAAACCCAACCGAAGGAATAAGAAATGAAACGCGCATTAGTTACGCAGGCATTCGGGGATGATTGGAAGAAGGTCTTGAATCTTACAAGGCCAAGGATGGAGGCTTATTGCAAGAGGCATAAGATTGATTTTATTGCACTTGAAAAGCCATTGGTCGAGCCGGTGCAATATAGCAAGTCAGCAATTGGGAACATCATGGCCACAAAGGGATATGAGCAGATCACGTTTGTTGACTCGGATATTCTGATTGCAAACGACTGCGATGACATGGGTGCTGAAGTAAACATGTTCTGCGCATTTGATGAGGGAGCGTTTTTGGATCGCAAGTATCACATGGGCAAACTTGCCAGCGCGTTTGGGGCGCAGATTGATCCAAGGTTCTACGTCAACACAGGCGTGTTTGTGATCTCATCCAAGGCTGCTGGTGTGCTGTCGATGCCTCCGCTCGGACTGCTGCCAAACCATTTTGCCGAACAGACCTGGATGAACATTATGATTCATTTATGGAATGTTCCGCTACAGGAACTTGATCCAGCATACAATTGTATGACCAGCGTTGAGTCGCACTTTGGCCTGGATCGCTACAAGGATGCGTACTGCATCCATTACGCCGGACAGTCGGCGGACATGGCAAAGCTGATTGAGCAGATTAAGTCTGACGATGCCAAGCTTGTGGAGCTTGGTCGATGACCACAGTCAAGGTTGTGGAGGAATGCGGCAAGTGGCGCATCCATACCACATCTGGATACACGATTGGCCCCCGCTTATGGGGTGCTGTTCCAGCAAATGGTTTACCTCCTCTGACTGACATATTTGATACCAAGCAAGAGGCACAGGATGCAGCCTTCTTATGGAACGAGTACGCCAAATGGGTTGAGAATCACAAGAAGAAAACCAAGAGGAGATACTGATGCGCTCGACCCATCTTACCAAGGGAGACTACGATGAAAAGCTACAGCAATTGGCCGGAGAGGTTGCCAAGCGAGCGATTGACGATGTCAGGCTATTGCAACGGCGCGGAGTGATTGATGGCATGAAGATCCTGCGCCGTAACCTTGGCAAAAGATTCTTCCTTGGTGATTGCGAGGAGTACAAGAATGTTCACCAGATACAGAAGTTAATTCGAGACTTCAAGATCGGGGCGGTCGGATTCTGGTGCCGAGCCTCCGGAGTTCCTATTGACAACAAGACTCTGATTAGGCGAGTCTTCAAGGCTACAAAATGATACTTATTTCAGTAGCAGACTTGGCCTGGACTGCTTGCTGGGTTGTTCTTTACATGTCCCTGCTGGCATCTTTACTCGCATTCCTGTTGTTTAGTGTTTATGCGTTGTTCTGCTGGATAAAAAGGGAGATTGATAATGGAAAATAAATATGTTCAGAAGTTAATGAGTGCAACGGTGGATAGGTATGTCCTTACTCCAGCGCAATGCATGATGTTGCGGGATGACGCGCAGATCATAGGAATGAAACGCGCAGCTGTGATGAACAAGGATGGAACGACAAAAAGATCATACACTAGAACATGCTCGTCATGCTGGGTTCCAAACAGCCAGCATCATAAATGGATCTACAACATTATGAATGAGCTTACCAAGGCTATCAACGATGATAATTGGAAGTTTGATATTACAGGAGTGCAACAGTTACAGATCCTAAAGTACAACGCATTCCAGAGATTCATGTGGCACTATGATCTGTACAACGGAAGCGACAGGAAACTTACTGCAGTTGTAAACCTTTCCGATCCTACCGAGTACTTGGGTGGTGGATTGCAGATCAAGGCCGACATCGACAACGTGCAGTTTATCCGAGAACAGGGAGCCGGATGTTGGTTCCCATCCTACTTAGAGCATCGCGCCCGTGCGCCGATATGGGGGACAAGGTGGGTGTTGGTAGCTTGGTTTACAGGACCAGCATGGAGATAATTCAACTAAAGCCGGAGTTGTGGATGATGACTCCAAAAGGTGAAGGGCTTGCATTTCTGGTGACTGACTACGGATTAGATCATAACAAGATATTTACGATAATGCTTAATCATGGCGAGATTCTTGATTTTGACCTGCGCGATTGTCGCAGATGCGAAAATCCAAGCTTCGGGGTAAAAGCACCAGAGGTGCCTAATCCCTATTACAACATATAAGGAGAACTGAATATGCTAGGCAAAGACGTATCGAAGAACATGCATGAACTGGCGATGGACAATAAGAAGAAAGGTAAAGAGCGTGGAGCAGGCGGAACGCCTCGTTCCCGCAAGCAGATGATTGCCATTGCGCTGTCGGCTGCTGGCAAGAGCAACAAGTCACCTCGCAAGTTCCGCATGCGATCCGGAATGTAATGGAAGTTGAGGCAAAAGACCGCCTCAAGTGGGCGTGCGACATCCTTCTCTCTGCCAGAGGAAAACTGGCGGTAGAGAGGGATCGCGCGAACCACGGACATGCGATTGACATTATCCAGATCATTGCCTTGGTCGATGCAGCGGCTTTGGTTTGCAAGGAAATAGCGGAGGAGAAATGAAATACTTATCAGTATGCTCTGGCATTGAGGCAGCGTCCAAGGCTTGGGAGCCGATTGGATGGGAGCCAGTAGCGTTTTCAGAAATTGAACCATTCCCGTCAGCGGTGCTGAAGCATCATTGGCCGGAGGTTCCAAACTTAGGAGACATGAGTAAACATGAACAATGGACAATACAAAGCGGATCAGTTGACCTTCTGGTCGGAGGAACGCCATGCCAATCCTTCAGCGTTGCAGGATTGCGACAAGGACTCAAAGACCCAAGAGGCAACCTCATGCTTACATACCTTGCAATCGCTGAACGTCTCAAGCCTAGATGGCTTGTGTGGGAAAATGTCCCTGGTGTCTTGTCATCTAACGGAGGAAAAGATTTTGGTTCCTTCCTCGGAGCGTTGGGGGAGTTGGGGTATGAGTGGGCATACCGAGTGTTGGACGCTCAATGGTTCGGAGTGGCCCAAAGACGCAGACGTGTGTTCGTTGTCGCACATCTTGGAAAAGGGAACCTTGCCGCAAAGGTTTTATTTGAGTCCGAAAGCGTGCGCAGGGATACTCCGCCGCGCCGAGAAACGAGGCAAGGAGTTGCCACCAATGTTGCGCCAAGCCTTACAGCAAGCAACGACCCAAGCCGAAGCCCCCAATCCAGCGAGGTAACTCAGCAAGTTAATGCGGTGTTGAATGCGATTAACGCTGGTATACCAGACGTATGTGCAACGATTGATTGTGGGTTAAGCAAACAAGTTGGCAAACAATTAACCCAACAAGCTGAAAGTTTTTACTTTCCAATCCCAATCCACGACCAAGCCACTCGCAACGCTGGCAAGCGGGGAGACAAGCAAGATGGGAAGGGCAACGGACTAGGAGTTGGTAAGCCAGGTGATCCTTGTCCTACCTTAACTAAGGGAGACAAGCACGCCGTCTTATACGAGAACCACCCTAACGACAGTCGAGTAACTGGACCGCACGATGTCGCTCCTAGTTGCGTATCACGATATGGAACTGGTGGTGGGAATGTGCCTTTGGTGCAACCGCAAGATTTAATGGCAGTACGCAGACTCACACCAAAAGAATGTGAACGACTCCAAGGCTTTAACGATGACCACACCCTAATCCCTTGGCGTAACAAACCAGCGGATCAATGCCCCGATGGTCCACGATACAAGGCACTTGGTAACTCTATGGCTGTGCCGTGCATGGCTTGGATTGGGAAAAGGATTGACGCAGTAGAAAAAACTAAATAGAAAGGCAGCACAATGAAACTATGGACTAACCAAACCAACTCAATCCACAAGGTGGATGACAACCTTCTTCATGTTCGCAATACCTACGTCATTCCGGACGAATTGACCGGAGGGATATGGGCGGATTCAATCCCATGCCCCCATAAGATCAAGCCATACTACAAGGGCAGATCAACAGGCGGAGCGACAGCCGTGTATCGGGCTGGAGCGATTGGGGATGCCGTGATCGCAACGGCATTCGTAAACTACTTGGTGCAGGAGTCTGGCGGGATAGTCGATGTTTACGCACCGGCTAGGAACCTTCCGCTCTACGCCGGACTAGGCGCAAAGCTTTACCCGCTGCCATGCACCCTGGAGGCATGGGATTCATACGATGCGCACCTACCCACGGACGATCTGTTCAGCGGTCAGGTTGGTGAAACGAAACTCGGAACTGGTCCTGGCAATTGTTACAAGCGAATCTACGAGTGGATGGACGTGTGGGATGAGAAGACGATGGCAAAGTATTGCAAACCCATGCTTCACCTGATCGAACCAGACCACGAAGAGATCAAGGGTTTAGGCAAATGGCCGTTACCAGAGAAGTATTTTGCCTACCACGTTTCATCGTCCGGACCTACTCGCACCTACCCACCCAAGATGGGGCAGGATGCAGTCCTAGCATTACTGGAAGCTTTCCCAGAACATCACGCTGTGATCATCGGGATGGACAATAGCAACAACTTCCATGTCGATCATCCAAGAGTGATTGACTTGTTCAATACGACCAAGGCGATCCGCTCGCTGTTTCCTGTAGTTGCCAACGCAGACTTTATTGTGGCTCCGGATAGTTCCGTGAACCACATCGCTGCCGGACTTAATACGCCGTGCGTGTCGTTGTGGGGTAGCTATGACCCTGCGGATCGTATGACCTACTACCCGCTCAACGTGTCGGTGTTTAAGCCGGAAGTATGTCCTCATGCCCCATGCAGGCCGCATGCAGGATTGCCCCAGGCCAAGTGCAAGGATGCGACAAACAAGACAGCCAAGACACAGATGTGGTGCAATGCGCTGAGAAATATTACGGCGGAGGATATTGTTGTTGCATCGAAGAAGGCGATTGAGCTAGAGATTAAATAATAAATCCGGCGAATGGTACGCAGGGAGATCCTGCGGCTGGAGCCTCCATGTGTGTCGCCACTTGAAACAAAGCCGGATGTTTTTATATGAACGCACAATCTAAAGCTGAATCAGTAGTCGGGTCGGTAGATTGGCAGTCCGAGAATCACGGGCTGTGCAAGTGTCCAGGGGAACATACCCACACCAGCCATACCAGAGTGAGGGATACCACAGTCTTCATTGACAACGTTCCCACCGTGTTCTGCTGGCATACCTCATGCGTTGCGCACAGGGATTTGGTCAACAAACAACTGCGCAAGTTGATTCTGGATGATCCGTTGTACAGGCCAATTAATATTATGTCGGTTGGGTCAAGCATACCAAGGCCCTTGGTAATCCAGAAGGATTCTGAAAGTGAAATCATTGACAGGATCGGAACGATTGCAGAGTCGAACAAGTCTAGGTACTTGACCCATTACAATTGGGACCCAGCGGATATGTACGAGAGCAGTCCGCAAGGGTTGGATGGGTTTAATGATTACCACGGGATACTGTCGCTGTTTAAGCCGGATGACATTGTGTGGGTAGGAGCGGTCAAGGATAGTGGGAGCCATCCAAAGAACTTCCAGCTTGTTGAGGATTGGATGAAGCTGACGCAACCAGTGGGGCAGTTTACAACCGGAGCAGTATTCAAATCTGGAACTATTAGCAGAGCTAATGACAACGTGGAGGTGCGCCGGTACCTAGTCGTGGAGTCGGATGTCTTGACGAAGCCAGAGATGGGCGCGGTGTTCCAGCTTATGCGCGACTTATTCCGAATGAAGTTGCACGCAATCGTTGACACAGCCGGTAAGAGTTTACACGGATGGTTCGAGAGTCCGGTTAAGCAGGAATGGGAAAACCAATTAAAAGCTTTTCTTGTTCCGCTAGGATGCGATCCTGCAACATTCAAACCAAGCCAGCCCGTCAGGATGGCAGGGGCAAAAAGAGAAGACAAAACACAGAGCCTTCTATGGTTCTGCAAGGAGGGGAAATGATTGAGCCAGCAGTAGCACTAGGACTAAAACCAAAGCCGGTGGATGAATGGCCGCCGATCAAATCATACTCAGAGTTGGTGCGCGAGGACATGCCTGCGCCACAGGTTCTGATTGATGGAATGTTGCACCGAGGGGGGAAGTTGCTCCTTGGCGGAGGCAGTAAGGCTTACAAGTCATGGTCGTTGATTGACCTAGCCCTTTCGTTACATGCCGGTGTGCCTTGGTGGGGTCAACAGACGCACCAGGCTAGGGTGCTGTTTATTAATTTCGAGATCCAAGAATGGAGTTTCCGCAACCGGTTGGCGGATGTTATCAAGGCGAAGGGATTGGAAGGCAAGGTCGATGATTTCGATGTTTGGACCCTGCGAGGGCATGCTGCCGATCTTACACTAATCCGCCCCATGATTGAGAAGCAGATTGAGGGGCGCGGGTACCAGGCGATCATCCTTGATCCTAACTACATGCTTATGGGGGAGCGGGACGAGAACTCAGCCGGAGACATGTCAAGCCTGATGAATGAGTTTGAGTACCTAGCCACACGCCACAATCTATCAATCATCCTGTCACATCACTTCTCCAAGGGTAATAAGAGTGGCAGCGAGGCCATTGATAGGTTCAGCGGTTCAGGTGTTTTTGCGCGTAACCCAGATAGCCTTGTCGTTCTCACACCTCACGAGGAGGATGAGCGCACCTTCACCTGCGAGGTCACGCTCCGGAACTTCAGCCCTATGGATGCCTTCGTAGTCCAATGGGGATATCCTTTGTTTCGCCAGAACTTCAGCCTTAACCCTGACAAGCTAAAGAAACCAGGCGCACACAAGGCGGTTGACGATAAAAGGTTCCTGACAGAGATGGGTAGCAAGGAGTGGCTGGCAGGAGATTTATGCCGTCACATCATGGAAAAGCTGGAAGTATCTGAGTCAACTTTCTATCGCCACCTTAAAAGGCTGTCAAAAGCTAACAAGATATTATCAGACAACGGCTTATATACTGCCAACCAAGTTACTTTCTAGGTCCTGTCATTTCGCTGTCATTTATTGAGCATTCAGACTCATATATATATATGAAAGAAAATCACGAAGGGAATGTAGAGGTAGGACTCCTTAGTCCGTCCTACCCCTACCGCTACGCTCATTCCCGTAGTGCGATTCACTTTTAATTGAAAAGGGTGCGAGCCGGTGTGCTACAATAACCAGGTGAAAGACTCAGATAGGCTGAAGATGCAGTATATCCGGCTGCTGCACGCAGAGAATGCGCAGTTGCATGCAGTCCTCCGTTTGCTGTGCCAGCTTGTGAATGACATGGAGAACAATTGTAGCTTCGAGGTGTTCGAGACTGAGTGGGCGGAAATTAGTCTGGCTGTGGCTAGGCTGTCGTTGTTCTTCAGGAAGCACCAGAAGGATCTGCAATCGCTCAAGGATTCGATTCCTAAAGACTTTGATGGGGATGAGGTAGATGAGACGTAAGGCAGTAAAGGAAGGCAAGAATAGGCATCAGGATGGCTTAAAATCGAGCAAGGATAGGCCTAGAAAGCGTATTGGTAGCAAGGTAAGTGGAGGACAGCCAGAACATAGTGTTAAGTTCAAGGTTGAGCCACTACCCATCCCTGACATTCCATTGGGTAATCGAGCCTGCTGTTGCAGGATAGGTCGCTAGGCTACCGTTTGATAGCTGGCCTTCCGTTTGTAAGCCGCCACTTATCCCAACGCTCACGCTGCGCCTGGGCTACCGTTTGATAGTGTTCCCTAGACAATGCCCTTGCCTTGGTCTGACCTTTAACGCTTCCACCCTTCTTTCCCAGGCGGGAAAAATATTCTCTTATGACTTCTTTTTCGTCCATTGATCTCCTTATGGCTATGCTGCCGTTTGTTGTAAAGACGCAACCGGATTAATGGCTGCGCTGCCGTTTGTTAGCAAGCGCGAAAAGCCGCAGGGGTTTGAACCCTTGGCAATTTACTTATCTAAGTTAACTACTCCTTCCGTCTTGTTCAAACATTCCGTAGTTGTAGTTAGTATCTGGAGAATCCATTCCTAACTCTGCTTGCGTATATTTACCCATCGCACTTGGCCTACCAGTTTTTGTGCAAGGCTCATTAGCCCATTTCCAAATCTCGTTGGCCTCGTGTTCGACTGCGTTTATGCGTTTTTGGATGTCCTCTTTTGTGAAGTCATCCTTGTAACGAAGAACATAAATCGCAGTTCCAAAATCGCACCCTTCGACAATGCTCCCAAGGCGGATTCCGTATTCGCAAAACTCTAGCCATATCCCAGCGTCAGTATTTTTATATGCACTTTTTATAGCTAGTTCCTCGTTTTCTGCTTCGAAGAAATCCAAAACTACTTGATAAGATTCTGGTGCTTCCTCTTGCCATAGGTGTTTATCTGGATCTAGATAATCGTTCTGTATGCTTGTTAGACTCATTTTCTGTTCCTCTTTCTTTCTTATTCATTCGCGCAATCAATAAAGACTACGCTGCCGTTTGTTAGGATGTTCCAAGCGAGAGCCGGAATCCATCCTCCGCCCACCTCCGTTACGAGGTGGAACGAGGAGGGACTAGCGAATCTCCCAATCAATCAAATCATTTTCTATTTCTGATTGAGTGTCGGGATGAATAAACTTTATATTCATATCCTCGGCTATGCGTTGAGCGTCCTCACGATCAATGGCATTGAAGTGAACATTGATTGTCAATGTGATTGTATGTTCTTTCATATATTCTGTGTCCTTTCTTTTACTTTTCTTTAGGTCATCTCTATCGAGTTTGACCTCTCCTCCCCTCAGTAACGAGGAGAGACGAGGGAAAACTTATTTCCTACCCATAAAGAACACGAATGTTGCTAGGATCACCCCAAGCACCAAGCCATTCGCAAAAATATATGGTATACTCATCGCCACACCTCCTTTCTGACTACATAATTTTGGATGCCATGAAACTTCCTCCACATTTCGGCTTTGCTGCGCTCATCAAAGCGACAGACGAAAGAACCGGATCGGCTATAAATGCAGAAGCAGATCACGATTGCTTCTCCATTACTCCCTCTGCCAGCAATTTGTTTTCACCAGTTCCGTGCCAAGGCACTAGCTCGACACGATATGATGTCGAATTGGTTTTCTTGTCGTGTTGCAAGGCAACCCTTACTGCTCCATTCCAGCAAGCAGAGTGAGTCACCAATTCACGATGCCCACATCGTGTTGCCATACCTTTTGTTCCTTGAATTGTTCCGTATAATGCACTCATTGTTTTATGTGTCCTTTCTTTGGTTTTATTTCGCAACGCTTGCAATAAACTCGCCAGCTTCTTCCTTCGTCTCAAACTGATGGAGTTCGGAGTTCCAAGGATCAACCTTTAGTAAAACAATGTAAGGCTTCTCAACCTTCATCAGCTTCCCAGCAACTCCATCTGGATTCAGCGTGAAGTCGATCAAGTCTCTGGTTTCAATTGTCGAGTCGTGTCCATAGATATCTAGTTTCATATTTGTGTTTCCTTTTCTTTTTAGTTTCTTTTATTCCAGCCTATCGGCCAGACCGAAAACCACCCTTGCAGATGGTTTCGGGGTCTGATCGCCTAGTTCGTCATCAATGATCTTGCAAACATCAAGACGGCATTATGATCCTTTAACTCAAAGTTAAAGTTGTTTCCGTTATAATCAGAGAATTGGACACTCGCCCATTCCCCAACCCTTGGAGTCTCACATTCATTCGCGATAAGGATCTCAAACTTGGATTCGCCAAACTTAATATCCTTCCAGAATGCGGTGCAACCCCCACCAGTTCCACCGATTCCGAATCCATAAGACTCCATTTCTTTTTCGTATTTTGATTGTGTCATTTTTGTTCCTTTCTTATTTAACTTCACAAAGCACCGATGCGTTGAAGTGAATCGCTTGTGCAACTGCCGTTTCCCAATTCTTGGCAGTCATCGTAAACTTTTCTCCATCCTCAATGCAAAGATAGACTTTGTCGGTCTTCCTTGATTTGTATTTCTTCATATAATTCACCAGCTTCTTTTCTTCTTTGTTCATTTGTGTTTCCTTTCTTTGGTTAAGAGACAATTTCCGAGAACTCAACGAATCCAACTCTCCGACCCTTCGCATCTTCGAAGTGATCCTTCCGAAGTCTGGTGATCATAAACTTCTCACCATCGGAAGCACGAGCGATTAAGTAGATTGGCTGGCCGTAGAAGCCACGATCCACCACAATCATTTCCTCGCAGATCACTTCGGTAAAAGTGAGGTTTGAGTTCATGTAATATCGTTTCCCAACCTCTAGGAGATTGGCCGTCAGTTGTGTGTTGCTTTTCATAAATGAGAGACTAATTCAAACAGCTTGGATGCGTCAACATCTTTTTTCTATTTTTTTTTATGGTAGATTTTCCCTATGGACGAAAGCGCAGCGGAATCCGGTTCAACCATTGAGAAGTCAAAAAATGGTCGTGAGATTTTTAATGAAAAAATTGCTGAAGAAATAATTTCTGCTTGTGGTTCTGGGTTCACTTTGGAGAAGGCGGGGGCTTTGGTTGGGGTCAATGCAAACACGATAAAAACTTGGGCGAGTAGAAAACCAGATTTCGCCCGTAAGGTGGAAACCGCTAGAAAAAAGCATGAGCTTTCTTTGTTGCGTGATATAGAGTTGGCGGGACAAAAATCTTGGCAAGCTAAAGCATGGATGCTTGAGAGAGGGTACAACTGGGCGCAACCATCTGCACGCCTGGCAGTTACGCAAGAACACACTCACGGAATCAGCGGTAATCTGGCTCAACTTCTGGCGGGAATTGCTGGCAGAAAAAAGGCACAAGTTATTGATGCGGAAGTAATTGCGGAGAAACCGGCTCTACCAATTCGAGACAATAGCTATTGTGCGACAGATGACATGCAAACCATTGGAACGACAACGCAAATTAAGGAAGTTAAAAGACGTGGGCGGAGGATGCGAACTCGTAAGCCAAGGGCAGAAAGCTTGGCCAAGTACACCACCACGCCACCCGCCCAGCCCCCAGCCACCATTTAATACGCATATACCCCCCTAAATTATTCTGGCACAAAACAAAAAGAGGTCTTAACTCACACTAATGCCAAAGCCTCCTAAGCGTAGCCAAGAAGAGATTCTTTTAGACCTATCCAAACCAGCCGCATTCGCTGCTAACGTGCTTGGAATCAATCTGTATGATTGGCAACGGAAGGTACTGCGTGATCTTGAGCCTAAAGACTGTCGCGTAGCTCTGCGTGCAGCAAACGGCTCCGGTAAGACAAGCACGGTAATCTCAGCGATTCTGATATGGCATGCGTTGGTTTACCCGCGCTCAATAGCCGTAACAACCGCAGGCGTTTTCCGCCAAGTCGAAAGCCAACTCTGGCCTAGCCTGCGTAACCACATTGCCAAGCTTGGTGGCGCATGGGAGGTCACATCTGGCGAGATCCGCTACCTCCACCCAAACGGAAATACATCACGCATCATAGGCTACTCAGCAACCGACCCAGGACGGGCTGAAGGATGGCATGCCGAGGATCACGAATACCATCCATTGCTGATGGTAGTGGACGAAGCCAAGACTGTCGCAGACCCGCTATTCGAGGCTATCAGCCGGTGTCAACCAACCCGCTTGCTAATCGCATCCAGCCCAGGCGGGACCAGCGGGGCTTTCTATCGGGCATTCACCAAGGAAGCCAACATGTGGTCAAAGCACGCTGTCACAGCCTTCGACTGCCCACACATAACGCAGAAGCAGATTGACGAAATAACCCAGCGGTACGGCGAGAAACACCCACTAACCCGCTCCATGATTTACGGCGAGTTTGTGGACATAGGTGCAGAAAGCTTGGTCATTAACCTAAACCAGCTTCAAAACTGCTATAATGCACCACCTAGATTCAAGCCAGGTGTAAGGAAGGCTGGAGTTGACTTTGCCGCCGGAGGCGATCAGAACGTGATCTGCATAAGCGATGGCAACAAGATCCTGCCAATGATTGCATGGCGTGAGAAAGACACGATGGCAGCTGTTGGTAGGTTTATTGTTGAGTTTAAGAAGGCTGGGCTGGAAGCCAGCAACATCTACGCTGACGCGAGTGGCATGGGCATGGTTATGTGCGATGCATTGGCTGAATCCGGATGGTCTGTCAATAGGGTCAACTTTGGCGCGTCTGCATACGACAACAATGCCTATACCAACCGGTCAGCAGAGATGTGGTACGGCATGGCAAAGAAGATTGAGGATGCCGAGATCATCTTGCCAGAAGACGAGGATTTGACAGCCCAATTGACATGTAGGCGGACTATCACCAACAGCAAAGGCAAGTTGGGCGTGGAATCCAAGGATTCAATGCGCGCCAGGGGATTGGCGTCACCGGATAGGGCGGACGCCTTGGCACTATGCCTTAGTAGCTCAAATGTTGGACTTGACTTGACTTTCCAAATAGAGCGTCCAACTTGGAAGTCACTTCAAGAAATGATGGTGGCACACGACCCCGTCATGGCTGGATTTGACCCTGGAGGATAAAGTTTATTTATGGAAAAAGAAAATGAGAATATTCTTTCTAAACTTAGAAAGGAATTTAATTCATTTGGCGAAAACTATAAACCAGACAGCAGAACAGCTGCTGAGATGTATGCTCAATATGCACCAAGCCAAAATCAAGATGATTTCATTTCGCTTAGTGATCGACCAGAATCAAGTTATTCTACTCAAGGCGGCGTGACCTCCAAGGTTACTGGTGAAGCAGAAAAAAACAGAGCAAATGTTCAAAATGAATTTCTAAACTCCATTTCAACTGGTGATAGAAAACAAGCAATCCAAATAGCACTTAATGCGGATAAGAATAACATAGGTATTCCATTAAGTTATTTTAATGACATGCTTGATAGGGACAGGTTAATGAGGCTTGCCTACGAACAAGACAATCCAGCAATTTCAGAGCCAGCCATTCGTCCATCTTCGTACAATGCAGCACCTGGAGCAACGCCATCAAAACCTGGTTTTGCAATGGTCCCTCGTCCAGAATTTGCCAGCATGGAGAATCTTTCCAAGTCTCCAAGCCTAAGAAAAGATCTTGAACAATATAAGTCAAAAAATACTGGAATTAGATAAAAGGAGAAAATAACATGAATATCTGGAATTGGATTACTTCAAATTGGCAAGAGATCGTAGCCGCTGTTGGTGGCATCGTTCTTGCCGCGCGTATTGTTGTTAAGCTCACACCGACTCCCGCTGACGATTCCTTCTTGGAAAAGATTGTCAACTTTCTCAAGACAGTCGGACTGAATATTAAATAATTTTATTTGTGCTGCGTGCAATCCTTGAGATCATCGCAGCCGTGTTTCGACTCATCCCTAGCTGGCGCGAGAAACGTGTCCAGAACATTGAAGGCGAATGGAAGCATAATCGTGACGCTATTGAGCGTGACCTTCGCGGTGATTCTTGGTGGATGCGCAACAACGACACCAGTAACCCACACAACAGGGATAGTTGAGGAACTGATGAAAGATCCTACCTACATCGAAATCCGCAGGGGTACGCCTGGAACGCGCGAATGGGCCAGGAAAGCCTTGAATGCTGTGAACGATCTTTCGTATGAACTAAAAGTGGAGCGCAACAAATGAACGCCAAAGACAGCCGTAGAACAGAATATTATTCCAGAATTATTGACTCGCTCAATCAGCGTGAGACATGGGAGAACCGGCAGCGGTTATTTTACCAGGCTCGTTACTTTGGTGTTCGCCGGAAGGTCAAGCCTTGGCCTACCGCCGCCGACCTTCACGTTCAGTTGATCGACACAGCAATTGAGAAGCTGAAGCCTTCTTTTGTCAACAGCGCAATCGGCAACGACATCCTTTCCAGTTTTGTTCCAATGCGCCAGCAGTTGGCACCGCTTACTGTTTCTGCCGAGCGTTGGTTTGACTACAACATGCGCGAGAAAACAAATTTCCAGAAAGAGATTGTTTCCGTCATCGACAACATCCTGCTCTACGGGCGTGGAGTTGCGAAGATCATTTGGAATGAGGACAAGAAGCGCATTGATTTTGAGGCTATTGATCCTTTCCACATCATTGTTCCGGCCTACACAAAGGAGTTTAAGGATGCAGATTTCATCGTTCACATCGTCTCGACAAGTGTCGATTCCTATAAGGCAAATCCCCTGTACAAGCAGGATGAGGAATTTATCAAAACAATTTCTGGTAAACCCTCCAAATCGGTGGGCTTACGAAGTGAGATTCAAGATGAGATTTATAGACGGGAAGGAATTACTCAGGAAGCTGAGAATGATCGCATCATTCTTTGGGAAATGTACACACCTTCTGAAGACGGATGGAAGGTCGAAACGTACAGTCCGCTTGTCGTAACTGAAGATGTCCGCAAGCCATTTACTTTGCCGTATCGTCACGGCGAACCTCCTTTCGTAGATTTCCCCTATGAGGTCACAGGGGGCGGTTGGTACAGTCCGAGAGGCGTTGCAGAGATCCTGCTCCCGAACGAGAACCTGCTAAATAAACTAAAGAACTCCCTCTCCGATTACGTTGAACTGGCCAACCGACCCGTTTTCGAAGCACAGAACCCTATCTCGCTGAACACATCGAATCTGAAGATGCAGCCTGGTCAGATCCTGCCACAGGGATTAAAGCCAGTTCAGTTCAGCCAACCTCCTTTTGATTTTCAGAAGCTGATGCTTGAAGAACGTCTTCTATCTGAACAGCGCATGGGCAATCCTGACTTTGGTGCTGGCTCTCAGTTCCAGGTGTCGGATCGAAAGACTGCCACGGAGATTCAAGCATTGCAGTCGCAAGCTGCAGCCTCAGGTGACCTTCGTAATCGCATGTTCCGGATGGGTCTAGCCCATCTCTTCAAACAATGCTGGTCGCTTTACACGCAGTACAATAAGAAAGACTTGATGTATCGGTATGCCGAGGAAACAGGCTCTATGCCTCCGGATGGCATCCATGATGAATATTCAATCGAACCGAAAGGTGGATTGGACTTTATCAACCGGCAGTTTGCATTGCAGAAGTCGGTAGCTCGGATGCAGATGTTCCAAAATAATCCTTTTGTTAATCAGGGCGAACTGGTTAAATCGGTGCTTGAACAAGATGATCCATCGCTGGTCCGCAGACTCTTCCAAGATCCGAACGCAGCCTCTGGCGATCAAGCTGAAGATCAAGCGACTGAAATTGCAACGATGCTTGCTACAGGATTCCCTGTCGCAATCAAACCTAGCGATGATCACAAAGCGCACATATCCGTTCTGTTTGCATTTAACCAAGCGGCTCAAGCAAGGCAGCAACAGGTCGATCAGAGTGCAATGCAAGTTCTGATGGCACATTTACAACAGCACTTGGCGGCTCTTGAACAGGTCGATCCAAACACCTCCCGCGCTATCCAGAAACAGCTTCGTGATGCAGGCAAGGCCCAAATGAAAGCGCAGGCACAACAGTTGCCTCCGGAAGCAATGCAAGGCCAACCAGCCGGTCCGATGCCTGCTTGAAGGTACCGGTAATGAGGGATGCCTTCCAGCAGGAAGGCTTGGCAGAACTTTGCAAGTGGGCGAACGAGCATGGGGCCACGGGTAAGGCAATTGAGATTGGCGCGTATAGTGGCGAGGGAACAATTGTACTAGCAAAGTATTTCAAAGAAGTTCTTGCAGTAGATCCTTGGCTTAACGGATACGATATTAACGATAGGGCAAGCCAACAATGCCCCATGAAGTTTGTCTTTGAGGCATTCCAAGAGCGCACATGCGAGCTAAAGAACGTGATGTTTAGCCGTGGGAAAAGCCTAGATGCCCTTGAGTTTGTTCAAGACGGATCATGTGATCTTGTTTATATTGACGGAGATCATCGCTATGAGGGCGTGCTTGCCGACCTAAAAGGCTGGCGCAAGAAGCTAAAAGAAGGTGGGATTATGGCTGGTCACGATTGGAGTTGGGAATCTGTTAAGAAGGCTTTAAAAGAAGAGATTGGGGATAAAGATTATACTTTATTCAATGGTGACTCTTGGGCGATAAAGCTGTCCAACAGCCAGGATATGGTAAAATAGCGAAATGAAAAAAGGTCTATACGCCAATATCAATGCTCGCCGCAAGGCTGGCACAAGCCGAAGCAAGAAGAACTCAACCATTAAACCCAAGATTTGGCGCATGATGAAAGCCAAGAAGGGTGGGTTTTCAGAGTGAGGAAGCTAAAGGCAGCATTGGCGTTTATACGCGACCAGGAATGGGTTGATGAACCAAAGTGGGAGGACGAGGACGAAAAGGCATGGACAGGATTCCTGTCTACGCCAACCGGCAAGCGATTAAGCCTTATCCTTTTAAACTTAACTTTACGTCAAAATGGAACCGCAGTAATGAAGAAATCAGAAGCACTTGCGGATGCTTGTGGCTATGCTAAAGGCTTTAGGGGATGTGTAGCGACCTTAGAATCGCTTGCATCCCAAAAACTAAACTCCGCCATTCCAGGCTACGGGGATGGATCGGATGAACAAGTAGTCGACTAACCTTTAGGCAGAATGACTCCCTGCCGACAAGTGTAAGAAAGGGTCAAAATGGCAGATTCAAATAACCTGACCGAGGCGGATGTCTTG